ACTAGCGGACGTTCTAGCGCAGCATGGTGACCTTGTCGGTGACGATACCGAAATGGTAATCCTCTATGATATTGCTGACACCAGCAAAATGATCGATGATGCTTGCGAGATCGCGTATCATGCTCACATCCAAAACGGCAATGGCTTTCGTTGGAGCCGTCTCGATTGTTACCGCGCTGCATGGCAGGATGCGCTTGCGTGGAAAGGAGGCGGCGATGACTAACAAACAAAAGCAATCGCGTATCTCGCACCTTTTCCGCAAGCGTAGGAGCTTATGGTGGGTATTGCTAGCCAATCGGAACCCCGCATGGGAGAGAGCCTACGAAGTATCGTGGGACGGCATGGCGAAACGGCACAAACAACAAATCAACAAACCATGAAAATCTCCGACATAATCGAAATCGTCAGCGCCGAGATGGGCGTCGATCCTGATCTCGTCACAACCAAGACACGGTTACAGGAAGCAGCGGATGCCAGAGCAGTCGTGCAGGCTGTAATGCGTGACCGAGGCTGGACATTCGCTCGGATCGGGATAGTTTTCAGCGCCGGTCATGACACCGTCTGGTCGAACTGCAAGAAGATCGAGAAAGCCAGAGCCATGATCAGCGCTTATGACGCCGTGCAAGCGGCAATCAAAAATCTCCCCATCGAGTGATGGACGGGAACTAACGCCTCTGCTCCCGCATGTTCAGGCGCGAGGAGCAGGGGCGAACTCGATCCGATTTCACGCTTGCCAACCGCTCGGATTTCTGTATGTTGATTCCGTGACCACTACCACGGTTCATTGCATCGTCAGCAAACTCTACTCGCTCGGCATCGGCATGGGCGAGGCTCGGATCTTCGTCATCGCTGACGGTCGAACCATGCGTGAGATCGCCAACCATGCCAAGGTCGGTCTCGTTTTCGTCAACAACAAGCTCTGGAGCCTCACGCAAAAGGGCATGATCACAAAGCAGCCAGGCAGACCGTCAACCTACCACCTCACGCCGGTGGGCAAGCGAGCAATCGCCGAACTCAACAGCTCAACGAAATGAACGCATTCCTTCAAGCAGTCGAAAACCTCTCACGGCGCCAAGTGACGCCGTCGTGGTTCCGATGGCGCGAATGGTCAGCAATGGCACCGGCAATCCGCAATCGCTCGTTTTTCAGCGCCACATTGACCTCAGCGCGCGTTCTGAACAAAATGCGCAACATGTTGCTGGACTGGCAAGCGGACGCCACAGAGGAGATTGTGGACGTAAATACGGGGGAGATCGTGACAGCGTATAAAGAGACGGGACTCGCCAAGTTCCGAGAGCGTTCCGCGGAGTTTCTGATTCAGGAGGGACTGGCAACGCCTGCCGACTACAAGGACACCAAAATCACCAATGTCGTTTCAAACGCTCGCTTACAACTGATCTACAACACGAATCTGGAGCAAGCGTCAACCTTCGCGCAATGGCAGGGCAGAATGCGCAACGAGGACTGGCTCAATCTGAATCCCGCGGCACGCTTTGTTCGACGCCCGGGAGCGCGCATCAAGCGGCAGCGACATGTTGAGGCTGAAGGTGACGTGAGACGATGGGATGACTTCGCCTATTGGCGGTTCCAGAACGCAGCGGACATCGGCGGCTTTGATGTGCCATGGGGTCCGTTCGGCTTCAATTCCTACATGGTGCAGGAGCCGGTCAAACGAGCCGAAGCCGAGCGTCGAAAGCTGGTCAGAAAAGGCGAACGAGTCAAAGCTCCGAATGTCGCTCAATTTGGCGTTGACCTCGGAAAGCAATTCAACGCTGGAGTTGATGCAAACATCGACGACCTCACGCCCGAACTGGCAAACGAGGCACGGAAGGCGATCACTGACAGGCTAGGACCGCAGGCAATCGGCAGAGACGGCAAACCAACACTCGATGCGCTGAGACAGGCGCTAAGGATGTGATAACCAAGATTTTACCAACAGAGAAAAACACGTCAATCGAAAACTACGTCATGAAGAACAAACCGAAAATTGAGCAGATAGAAACAGGGAAGCTGATTCCCTACGCACGCAACAGCAGAACCCACAGCGAGGCACAGGTGGCACAGATCGCAGGTTCGATCCGCGAGTTCGGCTTCACCAATCCCGTGCTGATCGACGCAGAGAACGGAATCATCGCCGGTCATGGTCGCATCATGGCAGCGCAGAAGCTCGGACTGAAAGACGTTCCCTGCATTCGCTTGGATCACCTCACCGAGACACAGCGCAAGGCTTACGTCATCGCTGACAACAAACTGGCACTCAATAGCGGCTGGGATGAGGAAATGCTGGGACTGGAGCTTGCGGATCTGCGGGAATTAGACTACGATCTTGGATTGCTTGGATTTACGGAGGATGAAGTCGGAGCCTTCGACGTGGAAGAAGCGGGAATGCCAGAGCTATCCAGCGACGACAAGCAACCGTTTCAGCAAATGACATTCACCGTCCATGACGAGCAAGCCGAGGAAATCAAGGCAGCTATGGATCGAGCCAAAGGCATGGGACATGGCGAAAGTGCAGTAAACGAAAACAGCAACGGAAACGCACTAGCTTTCGTCTGCCAATCATTCAACCGAGCATGAGCGCAAAAGAAATCATCGTAAAGCCGATCAGCTCGCAGGACGCCGCGCGAATTGTGAAGTCGTGCCATTATTCCAGAAAGGTCACTCAAAACTCACAACTGCATTTCGGTGTATTTCTTAACGGCAAATGTGGCGGAGCAATGCAGTTCGGACCATCTATTGATAAAAGAAAAACTCAGGGAATAGTCAAAAATACAGGATGGAATGGCTTCATCGAATTGAATCGAATGGCATTTGCCGATTGGCTTCCTCGTAACTCTGAAAGTCGCGCAATCGCTATTGCAATGCGTATCATCCGTAAAAACTATCCACATATTGAATGGGTTATTTCTTTTGCCGACGGCACACAATGCGGAGACGGAACGATTTACAGAGCAAGCGGATTTTTTCTGACAGGAATAAAACAAAACACGCAAATGCTAAAAATGCCAGACGGAGAAATTGTAGCAAAGAAAACCTTAGATAATCCTAATAATATGGCTCCTGATGGAAGATTTGGATCTGCTTATGCAAAAGAAAATGGCGCAAAACCACTACCCGGCTTTCAACTCCGCTACATCTATTTTTTAAACCCCGCCGCAAAATCCCGCTTGACAGTTCCGATTTTACCGTTTAGTGAAATTGAGCGTCGCGGCGCGGGAATGTATCTCGGCAAACCAAAACGCGCGGAAAGCATCGCAGTCGATGCGCCTTGCATCCAGCAGGGAGAGGGCAGTGCAAGTCTGACCTCCGCGCTCCAATCTGATGACCTATGAGCAGCAAAAAGAAACCAATCGATGCTGAGCCAGCGAAAGTAGGCAGACCAAAGGCGAACGTCGATCCTCGGCTTGTTGAGCAGCTCGCATCCATCGGGTGCAGCATGAAGGAAATCGCAGCAGCGTGCAACTGCTCGGTGGACACGCTGGAACGCAATTTTGCGGAACAAATCACGAAAGGACGCGAAAACGGCAAAACGAGATTGCGGAAAAAACAGATCGAGGTGGCGCTCGCTGGCAATGTCACGATGCTCATTTTCCTCGGCAAAAACATGCTCGGACAGGCTGACAAGCAAGAGATCAGCGGTCCAGACGGCACGCCGGTTATGCAGCTTCCACTATCCACTGAGCAGGACAAGAACCTTTCTGCCCTCGTTGAAATCGCACGGGCAAATGCTAAGAAATGACCCCGACCGAGTTCTGCGTCCGGGTTCTCGGCATCACGCCATACCTCTGGCAATGTGAAGCCATGGAGTCGGTCGCGATGGAACAGCCGACCAGCGTGGTCGCGGCGAACGGCAGTGGCAAGACTGCGCGACTTGTGGCACCGCTCGTTCTCTGGTTCCTGCATGAGTTCCCACGCGGTCAGTGCATTTTCACCAGCGGCTCGTGGATGCAGATTGAGAAGCAGCTTTGGGGCGCGGTCAAGGTCTATCAGCATCGATTCCCACACTGGCGCTTCATGAGCGAGGAATTGCGCACGCCCGAGGGAGGCTACGCGTTCGGATTCAGCACCGACAACCCGGGGAGAGCCGAAGGACATCACCCGAAGATCGGCGGCGATGTGGATCCAGTATTCCTGATCATTGACGAAGCCAAGACGGTGCCAGACTCAATCTTCGAAGCGTTCGACCGATGCACGCGGAAAATGGAGCTTTGGGTTTCGTCACCGGGGGCGCCGCGGGGTCAGTTCTACGACAGCTTCCACAAGAACTCCAGCCTCTACAAGACCATTCGCGTGCCATCGACAGACTGCGCACACATCAGCGCGGAGAAGCGGGAGTTGGATCGCATGAAATATGGCGAATCTCACCCGCTCTACCGCTCAAAGCATCTCGCCGAGTTCACCGAGGACTTCGACCGACTTGTGCTAGCTCCTGACCTTTTGCGCAATGCTCTCGACATTCAGCCGAAGCCAGCGCCGTTTGGTGAGGTAGTGGCATTCTGTGACTTCGCCGCGGGACGGGATGAAAACGTTCTGGCAATTCGCCGCGGCAATCACGCACGCATCGTGAAGGCATGGCAGGAGCGGGACACAGTGCAGGCGGCACGGGAATTCATACAGATGTTTCAAACGGAAGGACTCACCGCCGGTCAGATTTGGGGAGACGCAGACGGACTCGGCACCGGCTTCTGCGACCAGTTCGCTGAGATGGGCTGGCACATCAACCGCTTCCACGGAGGCAAACCACCGAGCGAGAAGGACGAATATGCGAATCTCATCGCGCAGGTCTGGCACGTTGCCAGTCGCGAGATCGAGCGTGGACGAATTCACGTCGGAGAACTCGACCCGACAACGTTCTCTCAGATTACCACGCGGAAAAGCGAGTGGAACGAAACCGGCAAGCTCCGCGTCGAATCAAAGGAAAAGATGGCAGCCAAAAGCATGAAGTCACCAGACCGAGCCGACGCATTGCTTGCTTGCATCGCACTTGGTAGCAGGATCACCGGAGCCATGACAGGCGCGGCATCGGTTACCACATCGCGGAACACTTTCGCCAGCCGAACGGTCCGAGGTTTTAACGCTCTGTGATTTTACGCTTGCCATGGGCTGCATTGCGTGCTATTGCGATGCTCACCATGACCGCAGACGAAAGAAAAGGCATCGTTGCTCCATTGCCAGCGTCCTATCGCACGCAAGACTATGACCTTGCCAACGTGACACCAGAGCAAGTGCGCAGCATTCTACGCAACGTGCGCACCGGCAAGCTGGAGGATCAAGATCGACTTTTCCGCATGATGGTCGATTCTTGGTCGCGTCTGCGCAAGTGCATCAACGAGATCGCTGGTAACGTCACGTCATTGCAGATCGAGGTAAAGCCAGGTATTCGCGAAGGCGCCGAGGAGCCAACACCGCAGGCATTGCAAATCTACGAGACAGTCGAACGAGCGCTTGAATCGTATGCACCGCGTCCGAGCCATTGGGAACTCGACACGAAGGGCATGATGCGCGCGCTGATCGACGCCTACGCCAAGGGAATCAGCGTCGTTGAAATTATCTGGCACACCGAGAATGGCATCGTCTCACCGCGCTGCTACGCTCCAGTGCCTGCGAAATATCTCGCATATCCATCGGCATCGAATGAGATTGACCGCTTGATGATGGCACCGAACGGCGTCAACTACGATACGCTGATCGACTTCCCGCCCGACAAGTTCTTGATCGCCATCTGGCAGCAAGGAGGCTGTCACCCGATCCATTCAGCAAACCTTCGCGCTCTCACGAAGTTCTGGCTCGGTGCAATCTACGGGCTGGGCTGGTTCATGCAAT